CATTCTCAGGTAATAGGTTAAGGTCTACAGAAAGCGTCTTTCTATTTGGATATATATCAAAGTACTTATGACCATAAGGAGTAGAATCACCCCGAGAAAGATCCTGTAGCTCGAGAGAAAAACCGATCTCAGGGACTCGATCAAGCTCAAGAGCTTTTCCCAAAACAATCTTACCAAACTCAATATACCCGTAAGGATTAAACGCATCTGTTACCGAGACTCTCCAAAATCTATAGGACTGAACCGTTGTGAAAAAATGTGTACTAAGCTGATTACTCTCGTCAATCGAAAGAGTAATGTCCACCGGGGGGGAACTCCACACGTTCGTAGCGCTAGCTTGTAACTTAATCACAGAAGACTGAGAGATCTTAAATCCAGAAAAAGGATCAGCAAAAAAACAAAACGAATCTATTTCCTCAATCGTTTTTAAATCAAACACAACCGCTTGCTCACCACTCACCGATGATGACCTAAACACCTTAGATCTTAGAAAATCTTTTATGTTTTCTTTAGGATAATCAGGATTCTCTGACGTGACAAATATGTCAGTCTCAGGTTGCATGCAGTAATTAAAATCTATAATCCGTGTATCACAACTCATGCGAATGCGCGTCCTGCTGATAATTCATCGCTAACTGCTCTAAAGACTTCCCGTCCATTGATTTCTATTACAATAGGACGATTGAGAGCCATGTCAAGCTTTTCTGCAATCGAGGCAAGCATTGATCTAGATCCTCGTTCCTCTTCCATGAATGATTTCAAATCCTGGTTCTGAGGAACGCTAATGACACGTTCGCCTGAACTTAATAAAGCAGGGAATGAGTCGTTGTTAAATCCTTTAGGAATCTCAGTCATACCAGTAGCTAGTTTTTGCGCACTAATAGTAGCGATCTGTACACCCGCAGCTACTGCAGCAGATGCAGCTAATGCAACCCCTACTGGATACGGAGGAACCGCAAGGGCGTTGTTGATCGCGGTTGCACCAGAAACTACGGCCTGAGCAATCGCCGCAATTTTACCAATCTCAAATAATTCTTTATTCCCAGTCTGTGAAAGAGTTGCAAGATTCCCAAAGAATGTACCAGCTTGGTTTAGTCTAGCGTTTAACTCTTGTCTCTTTAACTCTGTAAGCTTTCTCTCAATCGCTATCTCTCTGTTAGATCCGTCTTGTAATTGCCTTGCCTTATCATCAATTAATCTTTGATTAGCAGAGATCTGCTCAGCATACTTGTTCCCATCAATAGCTTTTAGATTCTCGTTATGAGTGATTAAATCGTTAATCTCTTTTTCTAAAGCAACCTGACGTTTTTCTTCATCTTCAATTCTTTTTTGATCTGCTAACTGAGTCTTTATCGTTTCACGCTCTTGATCGGCTTGAAACTTAGTATTAGCTATCTCTTGCTCTTTTAATGCAGCAGCTTCGATCTGAGCTACAGACTTTTCAGCTAAGGCCTGAACCTCTGCGAATACTTGCTTACGAGCTTCTAAAGACTCATACCTTTTTTTGGTATCCTCTTCATAGACTTCATTAAGCGATTGAATAAAAGTCTCGTTCTGACCTGTAAGCTTAGCAATACCCACAGCGAAGACATTCGTTAATGCACTAAATCCTTGAGCTATATTTGTGAATTGAGTCTGTAGAAAATCTAAAGACTTAATTACGAACACCACAGTTTCACCAGCGAAGACAACTAACTGGGAAACAAAATCAGACAGAGGCTTTTTGTTCTCAATAAATACTTTTGTTAATCCTTGAAAGAATGAACTTACTTGTGCAATACCCGCAATAACAGCAGGGTTTTGAGCTATTAATGCTCCTGTCTCCTCTTGTAAATCACCAAACGTATTCTTAAGCTGAGCCATCGCTCCGCTGAAAGTCTGAACAGCAGCTTCAGATGCACTACCAAATCTTTGCTCTAAAGCTCCTAATACGTTATTAAAAGTCTCTGTGTCTGTAGCGCCTGCCTTAACAGATATACCGTATCTTTTTAATGCACCGACATTTCCCTCAAGAGCCTTAGATATCGTAGTTGCAGCAGTCTCAGCATCTACTCCTAATGCGCTTGCAAAGTTTAATGTAGCCTCAGTAGTTCGCTTAATCCCATTAACTTCTAAATCAGTTAAATTGGCTATTAATGCTTGAACACCAATAATAGTCTCATCACCGAATTTAGTTACAGATTGAAGTGCAGCAGCTTGTTCTAATAAAGCGCCTTGAACGTCTTTAGATAAATCACCCTGAGCAAGTAAGGATGAGTTTAGTTTAGCAACTGCATCCTCTTGCTCCTGATAAGCGCCAACACCTTGAACAATGAATGTATTAAATAATGCCTTAGCAGAGTCTGTTAATTTATTGACCGCTTGTGTGGCGACATTACCTAAGAAAGTAGAAAAAGCCTGCCCAACGATAGATGTGCTTTTAGATATCGAGGATAAAGATTCGTTAGCTTTTTCAGAGGACTTCTCTATCCCACCTAATGACTTAGCGGCTTGCTGAGATAGCTTCTCAATGTTCTTCGCGGCCTCTTGGACGGATAGTGCAATATTTAGATTTATATCTGCCACTTATCGCCTCCTCTTATTGGCCTTAGCCGCCTGCTGAGCCTCTAGCAGTTTCCACTCTCTATCTATTATAGAAAAGATCTTTAATTCATGAAAGTATATTTCAGCATCAAACTTAAATCCAAGGTCTCCTAAAAGCTTCCTCTGTTGATACTCCCATATAAACATAGAGGCCTCGTTGAAAACCTTGGACCCACTAAACGCATACCTTACGGCTAGCTTTAGTTTGTCCTCTACTACTTTCCCAGGTCAATACCGTTGATAATCAAAGACGCAATATCACCTAAGAGTAGCTCGCGAGCCTGCTTGTAGTACATCATCTCGTCTACATCACTAAACGACTTACCACTTACATGCTCTAGAGATACTTTCTTAATATGCTTTTTACATAGATCTAATTGCTTCTCTACGGCATCCATCTGCGAAGAGAAGGCAAGCTTTCCGTCTTCACCGTGAGATAACTGAAGCTCTTTTAAGATCTTAAATTGCTCTTTAATCGACGGGATATCTATTAAGATCTCGCCAGAGAAATCAGCCTTAGCCTTGTAGAGATATTCCATTAGACTAATCCTAAGTAGATTTCGCCTTCACCACTTTGAGTATAAGCCGTCAAAGTAATGGCGATACTTACTACACCTTCGAGATCGCTTAACTCGAATGAAGTAATAGTAGCTTTTGGAAGATAGATCGCTCCACTCTTTCCAGCTACGAATGAGTTCCCGCTCTTAGGTCCGAATGCATATTGAAACGAAGTCTCTTCGTTAGTCCTGAATCTTTTAAACTCTTCTGATCTGTATTTATCTAACACAGCAGCGATCTCTACGGTTACAGCCCTACCCTGAGGCGTTTTAATTTTATCAGAGCAAATAATTTTTACTTCTGAAATTTCATTAGATAAAGACATTGTAATTGAGTTAGCTGGGAAACATACATTATCAGCAAAACCACCAAGTAGTACTGAGTTGTTTTTAGCAACCAATGGATCCTGACCACTTAATACTGGAGTCTGTGGAGACTCAATTCCGATAGCTACATCAGAGACATAACTTAAAGCACCTGTATCATCAGCAGTGAAACCAAACTTAGCACCTAGTGAATCAGTAGAAGTAGCCCAATCAACAGAGAACACAGCGCCAGTTGAGGCAGCAGTAAACTTACCGGTTGAATTAGAGTAAGATACCGAAATAGTCTCACTCCCGTCAGCCGATGTCATAGCCTGAGCAAGTGCAGCAGCAGCGTCAAATGGATCTATATAAAACTTAGCAGTAAGCTCTGCGCTTAATGATCCTGTGTCAGTAGTAAACTCAATCTTATTTGAGCTAGAGGTTAACTCAATCGGATTAAAGTAAAACTCACTACCAGTCAAAGAGAACTCAGCATTGATAAACGCGCCAGCCTCTGCAGAGATGCTCATTTCAGATACTTTAGAACCACTCATCATCTGAACAGCAGCTCCGTTACCGCGATAATCCCAGATAGATAAACTTGGTAACTCATCAGCAGGCTTATAAAGAACGCATTTACCAAGACCAACGCCTGCAATCCCAGTAATGTTTGAGAGGTTGAAATTAAGAGTTAAAACATCGCCCGCAATAGACTTAATAGATCTAATCACAAACCCACTTGGTAATTTAATTAACAAAGCCTCACCGACTTCGAATTGAGCCCCTAATCCAGCACCAACTGTAATCGTAGCAGCAGCACTAGCAGAACCAGCCGTAGCACTCACAACCGTGTACTCAGTAGCAGCTAATGAATGATCTCCAAAAGCACCTTTTAGTAACAAGTGCATCTCAGGAAGCGCACCTTCAGTACCAGAGTGATAAACATAATGAGCTAAAGAACCTTCTGGACTAGAGTCAGCAACTATTGGCTTACTTGCACCAATGGATGCTTTTAACTCAGCAGATTCTAAAACCTCAAAATTTGGTGTTAAAGACAACCCATCTTGTACTGCTAAATAATCACTACCAGCTACAGGAGCTACAGGGATACCAGCGGTCTCTTCTTTAATCGCCATTCTTGATTTACGTGTTACTTCTATAGCCATCTTGGTCCTCCTTGACCTTACTGGTTTAACTGCTCAAAATAACTAAGCACGAAAGTACTTGTTATCATTATTAAATCTATTCTATCAATCCGAGCGAACTCTAGACCGCTATCAGACTGAAACACACACTTAGTAATTACTCCGCTATCGGTGATAGTGGGTGACTCTTCCATGGCCTTAATAACTAAGAATTGATCTTCAAATAAGTTTTTCTCAGCATTCTTTCTCACTGTCAATGCGTCCGTACCACGCATTAGATTACCAGAGAAAATCTTACGAGTAAGGATCACACGCATGTTTCGATCAATACTCATTCTACATGCTAATTGTAGATTAGTGTTAATCCCTTCACCGAAAGCTAAACCAAAAGACTTATCGTAAGTAATATCGTCGTTTAACTCTGGTAGGTAAGGATTAATCATCTCCTTGTGAGTAGGAAGCGTAGAACTAAGTAAAGCTGCTATCTCGTCATAGGCAGTACTTATGTTACTCATCTAACTAGTTTTCCTACCGTATTTGAAATCTCTTGAGACTCTAAAAGAGCATTGTCGTTTGAGTCGAAATTAAATCTCTTAATACTCATTAACTCGCCATACATATTAATTGAGGCAGTTAATTTATCCCGGAAGCTCTCACCTAGTTGTGAGTAAATAACAGCTAAAGTCCTATGAGCCGTAGCCAAAGAAACGTCCTCGAAACGAAGTATGTTCCCAGGAGCCACGATAAATCCCTTAGATTTCAAATCAAACACCACGTACTGAGACGCTAGTAACACCTGCTCATCCCAATTCGTTTTACCAACGCCACCCCAGGCCATTAAGTAATTATCAATCTCTGAATCAATCGCCTTAAGCATAGCAGATGTGCAAAACGCGTAAGAAATATTCTTTAATACACACGCAGATAAATCAGCAGATGCCTTAATGCGGATCCAGTAAAGATCATAAATAGGCAGTGTGATTAACTCAGACGGACCTTGATTCTGTGTAGGATCTCTTACGACTTGCCATCTTCGCTCTCTATTAGGTGAGAACTGTACAACGCCATTCCTAGCTAGAGTAACTCCGCTAACCTTAGTGGCGTCAATAACGTCAAGACCATCGGCCCAAACCTTACCATCCCAGTACTGAACATGTAGAGATGCAGCGTTTGAATTAGCAGTTAGTAACTCGAAATATAAATTATTAAACGGGTAGTACTGACCACAATAAAGATAATCCTCAGTTGATACCAATTGAAAATTGATATTATCCGAGTTCTGAGCAGCTAGCGAAATATCGCTTAGCACTCCATTATCACTGAGAAATAATCGAATCCAGTTCGCCAACATCCTTGTGTGCTACCTTTTCAAAAATAAGTTTACCCTGAGAGTTCTTCAATGAACAGATTAATTGATACGTTTCCTCTGAATCAATACTTTCCGGATCAATCCCCATGAGCCCTGGAATATTCGTCTTAGAATATCCAACCAATGCCACCCCACAACATACAATGCCCTGTCTGAAAAAATTGTGAATCTTAATCCCAAAGTACCTACTAAGTATGCAGCGGATCCCAAAACTAATAAGCTGTAAATATCCATACGTCTCGCCAAGGGTTTTTAAACACTCCCTCGAGATCATCTGCCTTTGAACTTCCTCTAGGCAGTCCGCTCGGTAGATCTCAAAAGATACGTTCTTATCGTTAATATAATCCTCTAGCGTATGAACCACCACTTCAAAATCAGAAGTCTCTACAGTATAAACCCTGTGCTGCCCCGTCTCTAAAACTATAAAAACATGACTCCACTTAGACTTAGTAAACCACGCAATAGCTTTACTAATCCAGTTATCGTGGTGCATTAGAAATCCTATATCACCTGGCTTAAGCATCTTTTTTTCCATATTCTATATTCACGTAAAACGTGCCTGTGGTTATATTATTAGCCTTCTTGGCCTTGATCACTAAGTAGAGCTCACTTGGGATAAAACCGTAAAAACCAAGCGTCTCGATCTCTAAAGGACGAGTCGTAGTGATGTACCATCCTTGGTTCTCAGAATCTGCCTCATCATCATAATAGGTTCTTAAAACAGTATTATCGCCGTAACCAAGTACGTTATCTTTATCAACGACAGCGATCTCGTAAACTAAATCACCGGGTGTATTAACGTCAAAAAAACAATACCCACCAGAGATGTACCTACCCTCACCGCTTGCCATTACTCCTGGGATTAAGAACTCAATAGTAGCAACACTATTCTCATCCACGGTAGCCTTAGCGCACGCGACCTTTAAGGTTAAGTCTTCTCTCTCAAACTGAGTTTGAACTATTTGCTTATTACTACCTTTTAAAAAATTCACATGATCTGAGCCATTACCAGGATAAGCAGTAGAGCCGTCTGCACTCATCTTTACGATTCCAAGAGCGAGATCAGAGATAAGCTGAACAGACATCTGATACTCTTGTAAAACATTCTCTGGTATCTGATAAAACGAATCAGCCTCAATATCAGTGTTATGGTAGTTTTTTGTAGACTCAGAAATATTATATATCCACTTCATGGTATCCTCGATATCCAAAGAATTAAATCAGCATCCGACATATTAGTCCCGTCATCTAAATACTGAGCATGAATAGAATCACCTGCAGATAAACTATAATTAATCCCTGTAGCTATTCCATATCCAGGGTTCGGTGACGTAACTGTAAGCGTGTAGAATATAGTCCCAGTTCTAGAGTTTAATCTAAACTGTATTCTAAACTGAACGTTCGCAGTTTGATTAGACCAAGAGATTTCGTTAATCTTTGTGTTCACAGGTACAACTAAAAGTGGAGTATTTGGAAGTAACTCACTTGGCCCTAGCCAACTATTATTACCAACAGTGCTGTTATAAATAGATCTAATTCCAGCTCTAGGAAAACCTTCGGCGTATTGATAAGACTCCTCAATTGCTGCCTGTGTGTCTGTAGCAGTAAAGCCGTTAGTAGAATTATCAAAAGGAGTTGATCTAGCTACTGAAGATGCGAAGTGCTTAATCATGGGCTCTCCGTTATCCTTACGTTCTTAGTTCCACTAGCAGCGATTAAATAAATACTTGCAGTATCATCTGCTGCCCATATCACGTACTGATCTTTATATATCGGAGTACCAGTAGAAGTAGTAACAGCGTTGGTATAACCCCAATAGATAGTTCCGTCTGGTAGTGCGGTAACTAGTTTTCTATTTGTTAGACGTGATCCACCAACTCTTAATTCAACAGCAGTAGTAGATACGCTTAAAGCACCATGAGTCCCACCACTATGTAATGAATCAGAAGACCTAATATCCTGTGTATTAGATACAGCAGCAAATGTTGATTCGGCCCCCCCAGTGGAGGAGCCGACCAACTTTACACTCTGAGCTGCTTGTACTTCTGTTAAATCAGCCATTAAGCTAAGATAAGACCTACGATCGTTGAGTAAACATCTTGCGATTGATTATCTCTATTAGTACGAATAACACGAACAACATCACCAGCTGGGACTTGAACTGGAGCAAAGTTTAACTCGATATTAGGAGTAGCAGTAGAGTTAAATCCTACAGCTACAGTACTTCCATCAACTTGAACTTCGATTTTCATCTTACCACTAGCAGATGCAATAACTCTCTTAAGAATAAAATCATTTCCACCTGGGACTGTGTAGTCATGGTTATCACTTGCTCCACCAGCTACAGCAGCTTGTGTGTCGTAGTTATTTATCTCAGTTCCAGCGCCTTCTTGAATGCTTACTGGTAAAGGATTAGCAGCGCTGAATGCAGCTCCAGACTCATCAAATAAATGAGCAGCAACGGAATCAGTAGCAGCATCAAGATCTCTGATATCAAGGTCAGTAGCAGTAACTACAGCATTGATACTTCCATCGTTGTTTACAGCTAAGAAATCCGTGCCATCACCAATTTTAACAGAATCAGAAACGTGAGTTAAATCTCTGATATCTAAATCAGTTGCACTAACGGTCACAGACCCATCAACAGTGATAGAATTCCCACCGTCTTGAATATTAACCGCAGCTCCACCGCCAGCGTTTTGTACTGTAATAGATTCTAAAGCAGCTAATGTACCAGCATCTAAAGATACTTCAGATCCAGTTACGTCTACTTTATCAGTAGCGAATACTAAATCACGAACATCTAAATCAGAAGCATCAACAGTTAACGAACCACCATTGTCATTAACGTTAATAGATCCATCAGCTTCTACTGCTAATAACTGCGAAGGCGTCGTGCCGTCTGCAATCTTACTTACTACATCACCGTTTTGCTCTGTCCTTACGGGCAAAGAGCTATTGTAATCTGCCATCTTTTTTTACTCCATTTCCTTGAGTTTTTTATCCAGCTCTTCTTCTTTTTGAATCTGAATCTGAATGTTATGAGAGATTCTTTCCATAGTATCTCTCGCCTGCTCTAGCCTAAATTCTAGATCATATTTCGCAGCTATTACAGCGGCTAACTCTGCTTTAACTTTTTTATATTCTAAACTCATGCACTCTCCAATACTTGTATGCGTCCAT